ATCACCGAGAACATCCACCAGCTCGATGACGAAATTCTGATCGGCGATTCGCTGAGAGAGTGAACACTGCCAGCGAACTACATTAGGCCCGCTGAAGAAATCATTACTCCGGAGAATCAATTCAGAGTTAGCTGTCGTGCCCGTGTTGATGACGAGATCGCCGCCGCTCTGGCTATATGTGATCCCGGTTCCGCGAGGGCCGATCTGGGCAAAAAAATCTGGATCCGCGCCGCTCGCGATGACTTTCGCAAACGTCGTTCGGAACATCGACTGCGTCGATGGCTGATTGACCTCCGCATACGTTCCATCCCGCATATTTCGATTGCGGCGACGGACATCGTTGTAACTCTTAATCAGGTCATTCGACACGGCGTTTCCCCCTTTGCCTGTCTGATGTTAGGCGCGCTGTTCTGCGATTCGCTCTGCGAGCTTTCTGTCGGTCGTGCGACCATCGAACGAGATTCCCAGTTCGGTGGCCATCTGCTCGAGTTCCGCCCTCGTTGGGGCCGAATTGTCTGGCTGTTCGACTTCACCCTGCGACTCTGGCTGCGACTCTGGCTGCGACTCTGGCTGCGACTCTGGCTGCGACTCATCGAGCCCGAGAGCAGACAGAAAATCCGGGCTCCATCCCTGCTCGAGTGCCTGGTCTAGATCATCTGGGTGAACACCCTTCGAGTCGTACTTGAGCCCTGGCGGCCCCCAGTGCGGCCCATTGAGTTTGAATACCAAAATCACATTGACCCCTTCTTCATCGGCTTGGGAGCCTTAGACGGCTTCCCAGCCTTCATAGCAGCAGTTCTGGCGGTAGAGAGCGCCATCGCGACGGCTTGCTTTTGCGGCTTTCCTGATTTCATCTCGGTCGAGATGTTTTTAGAGATGGTCTTTTTCGAGTAACCCTGCTTCATCGGCATCCGAGAATCTCCGTTAGTGCGACGCAGGCCGGTGGACAGAAGCCCTCCCGGCCTGCGTCTCAGCCTCTAGCCGAGGCGATAGGTGACGAACGTATCGGCAGCAGTCTTGCGGGTGCGGAACTGGCCGCTGGTCGTGTTCGCGACCGCGCCAGAACCAACGAGCGTGTGCCCTGAGGCCGCAGCCGTGACGGTGAAGGTGTTCGCGCCGCCCGTGTTGATCACGGCCCAGTCAAACGAATCATTGACCGCCCAGTTACTGGCCAGATCCCAGATGGCACCCGTATCCAGCGTCGCGGTCACTGCCGCAGCAGTGGTCGAGGTCACGATGCCGCCGAGGCAAAGCGCCACGGTGAGAGTGCCGGTCGCGTTGAGAGTGCTCGGAGCAACCTGCACCGGAGACAACAATCGCTGCTGCTGAACCTGTGGAGCGGTGCCGACTTCCCAGAGAACCTGCAAGCCGCCAGACGCATCGACAACGACTTCAGCGCCTGAAGTGTAGGGTCCGAACACGGTTTGGGTGTTGATGACTGAGCCCAAAAGAGTGCCAGTCGTCGGGTAATTCGGGTAACCAATCAACCGACTTACAGTGGCGGAACCCTGCGTAAAGACGGCGATCGATTCGTTTGCCGGGATGGTGATCTGCTGCGTCCCGAATGGAGCGATTACGTTAGACATGGGGCCTCCCTTAAGTCTGCGAGAACATGATGATTCCGCTCATTTCGGGCTGTTTATTAACTACCCCGTAGAGCGTATCGAGACGATATTTCGTCTTCATGGTGTTGATGTCGTACTGCTTCGACATAACCAGTTCGACTCCCTGGTCAGTCGATGCCCGCATGACGGCCACGCCCGCATCGCTCGGGACTGCATAGCGACCCGGCAAGATTTCGAGCGAATCTTTCTGCCAGAACGGATTCATCGATCCGGCAACCGTGTTCAGGAACACGATCGGAGCAGTCGCGCTCGGAGTCACGATCACGACGTTCTGGTTCTGCGCTTCCGCATCAGAGCCGCCCTGGTTGCTGATGATCGGAGGCGAGATGACGAGCGTCGTCGAACTCGGCACGGAAATCACTCGGAACGTCTTCAGAATGCCGGTGCTGGACTTCGTGATGTGATGGCACGCGAAGACCGAGCCGACGGTGAACGAGTCGCCCGCAGCCACGTTAGTGGTGCTGGAAACCGTGATCGTCTGGTAGCGATTATCCACGTTCGAGGTTTCGCCAGTCGAAGCGGTCGAAGTCGCCTTCGGCACCCAGTAGTTCGACGCAGCTGCCAAAGTCGAAACCGTGAGAGAGCCGCCACCAGCTGCCGCAGCCTTACGAACCGCATAATCCAACTTGAACGTATCAAAGCTCGCGACTCGGCCTACGAAAGCGCGACGGTAGGCATTGTCGGTCGTTTCGTTGCCGAACGAGCGCGAAGCCTTCGCGAGATCAGACGCCATGCCGTTGTAGTCTCGAGTGGAAAGAGCCAGATAGCGGTCATAATCGACAACGCCCTGCTCGTTCATCACCGCTTCGCATTCAGCGACATCATCGAAGCCGCTGGCCGCGCCGGTTCGCTTGACGAACAGAGTGCCCTGGAGAGCCGCCACGTTCATGATTGCGACGTTGATGTCAGAAGCGAGCTTCTGCTTCGCGGCATCACCAAGGCGCTGCTCCTGCAGAGCGTCGCGCAGTTCGGTCGCAGTCATCACCCACGGAACCGAGCGAGCGAAACCGATGGTCGCTGGGACGGATAACTGAGTGTAGTCATCGAAGTTCGTGGTCATGTCGGTGCCGCTGTACGAAGTCGAAATGTACGGCTGCGGACGCCAGATGACGTTGGTGGTGCGCTCCATGAGCGTCTGGTCGGTGTTGTAAACGGCGACGTTGCGAGAGAGTACGAGGGCGTCTTGGAAGCCCTCAAGGATGTCTTCAAACGCAATGCGTTCTTCTTTTGAAAAAGCGTTAGCCATAGCGGCCTCCAGTTTTGAGTGATTGATTCTTTACCACTCATCCTGAAGGCCGGATGGGAGCCGTCTGCCATTTTTAGGGTCGGCGAAGCCCGATTGCGCGGAGCCTACCGCTTCGATCTCTTGTACGCAACCACTTTGCTCATGTCTCCAGTCTTGGCGGCTTCTGCTCGTAGCCGCTCAAGCGTGCTATCGACCGCGCCAGATACTGGTGCCGAGCCTTGAGCGACCCGCTTCTCTGGTTCCGTAGCTGGCTTTTTTCTGCTGATTTTCAACTGCGCCTCCAATTTTGCGATCGCGAAAGCGAACTTCACCGGGTCGGTGATAGCCGCCAGTTCCTTTGCCTTTTTCTCGTTTTTCCCGAGGGCGTAAATGACGATGGCAGGATTCTCCGCGCCCGAGATGACGATGCCCTGCTGAGTGAGGTCGAGAATGTCTGCCGTCGTTGCCTCGACCTCATCGAAGTCCGCTGCTCTGAGAGACGTTCGCTGCTGGCCATAACGGTCTAGCGTCTTTTGCCAGTCGTCGGATGCTTTGCGCTGAGCAGCTGCTGCTTCTGCTTCTGCGCTGTCGATCTTGCGCTTGCGCTCATGCCAATCAACTAGCTTTCGCTCGAACGCATCCGGGTCGAACTCGCACCCTTCGAGCGTTGGCTTCTCGCCGAGCGGCTCTGTTTTCGGGGCCGAGATTTTTTGCAGTTTGTCTTCGAGTTCTCGGATGCGTCTCTGGTCTTCGCGATTCTTTCGACGCAGATCTCTAACCCATTCTGGGGCGGCTTCCTGCTCCTGCTGCTCGGGCTCCGGTTCGCCGATTGAGACTACGATCTCGCCCGCGTCTTCTCCCGCGTCCTGCTCTGCCGCCTGGTCATTCTCATCGGCTGCATTCTCGATGGTCTGTTTCTCGTCATCAGTGACTAAGCGCTCGTCTTCGTCGATCATTGTGGTTCAACTCCTGTCTGCTGTTGCGGGATTATTTGCGCCGTCTCTGGCGGCTGCTCGAATGTCTGCTGCGGGATGTCTGCGACGACAACGGCAGGCGGCATCATGCTCGCCTCAGGCGCTCTAGCTTTAGAGACTCTGTCGATGACTTCAAACGCCTGCTGCTGCTCGGTCGAGTCCGTATTGGCGATCGTTTCCACCGTCTTCGCCCGAATCAGATCTGCATCCGCCATGTTGCGCTCTGTTCTGCTCTGCGCTTCGAGAGCCTTCGCCCTGGCCTCCTCTGCTGCCGCCTGGAGGTAGAGCGTCTGAGCTTCTGGCTGTCTCTGCGCGGCTTCCTGCGCGAGTTCCTGCGCTTCCTGCTCATCAGGCTTCAGGACGCCAGCCTTGAGAAGTTTTTTGCGGAAGTACGAGCGCACATCGGCAATCCCTTCGCCGTCCATGTTCATCATGGCCATCGAGGTGAGAACGGCTTTTGTCTCGTCGTCTGCTGCGAGCATGATCATCCCGGTGAGCGCTCGAACTGTCGATGCTCGCTTCGAGATGCTGGAGGGCCCGATGGTTGCGACAACGTCGAACTGAGCGCCAGAAAGGTCGTTTTCTGTCTCGACCGTTCCTGTCTCTGAAACCATCGGTCGCGACAGTTCGACTGATTTCATTTCGCCTTGGGCGTTTATGCCCTTCATCTTTCTCCCGCGCTCGCAGTAGATCTCCGACGCCATCGAGAGCCAGATTTCCCCGCCTCGCTGCACGCCGACTGCGAAGTTCGACATGTAAATGAACGACTGCTGATCGACTTTCGTCTGAATGAGTTCAATCGCTTTGCCCGACATGTTCGGCTGCATCTGCTCGGCCTGCTCTGGATTGCCGAGAATGTCCCGAATGTCTGCATCGGTCAGCTGAAGAATCCCGGCCAGCGCTGGGGGAATCTCTGCCGACTTCGTGTACGCCACCGGCCCGGACACCTGCTGAGCGCCAGCTGCGTCGGTGACTGGATTCACGAGCATGTACGGATAATTTTTTAGATTATCTTCGGCCCACATGACCTGGTGGCCTGCAACCTGTTCGGGCACGAATATAGGCTTCTCAACGCTCGAGAATGCGCTGATCTCCGCGAGCTTCGATAGCTGCATATTCTTCAGTCGCTGAGCGTCCTTGACGAGGCGAACGTGGCCCATGCAGCGCTCGACGTTATCGATGAACCATCGTTTGCCGTAGATGGGCACGATGGGGATGTTCCGGCCTGCAATGTAGCCGCAGTCCTCGAGCACCGATGCGCCCGACAGGATGAACTTCGATACCTTCCTGCGCTTGACTCGCTTCTCGCGCACGAGAACAGTCCCGATAGCGTTGAGCTTAATTTCTAGCTCCGGATCATCGTCGAAGTCTGCTTTGGTATATGACTCAGTCTCTCCGTCGATTGACTCATAAATTGACACCGTCTCGGATTTCTCCTCCACCCGATAGTATTCAGCGACGAACACTACGTCGGGAGCTGCCCAGTCGAACTCGTACTGGTGCACCGTCTTAGGCCACGTTGCCGGGTCGTCGCCATACTGCTCGATGTATCGACGCCTAGTCAGAGATGAGAGAACGAAGGCAAAGCGTGCGTCGCTTTTATCCTGGCGCTTCGCGTCGAGGTCGAACCAGACGGATGAATCTGCGTCGTAGATAGGCTCGAACCTGATTCGCTGTCGCTCGTCGTCGTCGTCCTCCTCATTCTCCCAGCATGTCGTCAGCCGATAGGCGCCAAAGCCTCCTCCTACAGCCTCCTCGAACGCATTATCATAGGCCTCGCGAGCGGCAGAATCCTGCTCGTCTGCTCGATAGAGATCGTCGCAAGTATCGGCGAGGGCGTCGTACTCGGCCCCCTCCTTCGAGACGAAATCCACGGTGATTCGATTGTTCCGCTGCTCGTTGATGATTCGCATCACCGCGAGATGCACTTTGTTGACCTCGAATCTCGGTTTGTTTTCGTACTGCTCCGCGAGCGGGCCTTCCCACTGTGCGCCCGCGACGGAATAGAAACGCCGGTCTTGCAGGCATTGAAGCCTCTCGTCGCGCATGACTGACTGAATCGAGTCGAAGCGCTGCATCGCCTCTTCGTGGATGTTCGCGAGTCTCTGGTCTGTCGTTAGACGTGGCATTGAATACCCTCCGAAAGCGTAAGCGTAAATTTCTTACCAGCGACTCACAACCGGCAACGGCTTGATCGTGGCTTTTGTCGATGCCGGCATCATCTGCGCCAGCTGAATCGCGTCGAACATCGGATCCACCTGGTCATCGTGCGGCGCTGCTGGGAATGACTGCACTTCGGCTAGAAACTCAGAGAGCCACGGGGCGCTCTGTGGCAGCAGGACGTTCCCTGACTCGATGAACGGGGCTGCATCGTGCGCTCTGGAGATCTTGTCAGTGTTGCGCTGGATCGGGAGTATCGGAATCCCTTCGCGTCTCAGCGTCTGAATCAATCCTGTGCCGGAGACTTTATCCTCGCACCAGAGCCCTCTTAGAGGTGCTCCCTTCGCTTGCGGTCTTGCCTCTGCCTGATGCTTCAACCAGAACGCTCGAGCCTGCTGTACGAGTTCTGGCGCTTCCCAGCGACCCCGTATCTGATCGAGCGCTACCGCCTGACCTGTCGTCGAGCGTGCCCATGCCTGGAGGACTGAATAGTCGTTCTGCTGGCTCGTTTTCTGCGCCGTGTCCGCAGTGATAAATCTGAACTCCAGCTGCGGCAGCACTTCCCAGAACCCGAACCATTTCGTGAGAATGATGCCGCCGCCTCTCGGTGCTGGTCGCTGCTGCAACTGCCCTGCTGTTCCGTAGCTGCCGAGCGTCGTTTCTAGCTCGCTCACCTGCTGCTCGCTGAAGCGCTCAGGGAACATCAGTTCACCGTCTGATGTTCTAGGGTCTGTCCAGCCGATTGTGGTCTGACAGCGATTGCCTGCCTCGAAGCGCATCGGGATCCGGAGATGGCAGTACGGCAGGCCCATCGAGAGAATGACGCCTGAGGTGTCGGCCTCGTTGAGTCGCTGAGAGATGACGATGATGGCAGAGCGTTCGTTATTGATTCGAGTCGGCAGCGTTTCGGTGAATGCAATCCGTGCCGCCTCGAGTTTCGCGTCTGAGTTCGCGCCGTCTGCTGAGATGGGGTCGTCGAGAATGATTCGGTCACCACGCACGCCGGTCATCGAAGTGAACGCTCGCGCTGCTCTGATGCCTCTGCGCTGATTGCCGAACTCTCGTTTCCCATCGAGGTCGGCCAGCAATTCGACAGGCCAGAGCGCTTGATACCAGTCCGATTTAATCAAGTCTCGACAGCGACGACTGTCTCGAATCGCCAGCTGCTCCTCATGTGCTGTTCCGACGTAACGCATCTCTTGCAAGTCTCGCGGGCCCCACTCCCACGCTGGCCAGATGACGCCCGTTAATAGCGACTTCATCGAGCCGGGCGGGACGTTCATCAGGAGACGAGTGATTCGCCCTTCGGTGACTGCCTCCAGATGCTGGCAGATTGCATCGAGCGCCCAGCCCCATTTGAGTTCGGCGACCGGCTCTAGCACATGCCAAGCGCGACGAGCGAATCTGGCTAGGCTTCGCCTGCAGTATTCGCGCTCTGCGTTAAGGAGGTCTGTCGCGGTCAGGTTCAAGGGACGCGCCCTTCCGCCATCTCAGCGAAGGTCTTTCCGGTTGCTTCGAGCGTTGCCGTTTTCCCGGTGAACTCCTGCCAGCGCTTAATGGCCATATCAACATACGCCGGGTTAAGTTCGATGGCGTGGCAACAACGACCTGTCATCTCGGAGGCGATGATAGTCGTCCCGCTGCCGCTGAAAGGCTCATAAACCGCTTGCCCTGGACTGCTGTTGTTCTCGATGGGCCGCTTCATGCACTCGACGGGCTTCTGCGTGC